CGGCACTCTCTCGGTCTTAGTCCGCGGCGCTACGCGATAAATAAGTCCTGCGGCCTTACCAGATATGACGCTTCAGCTCAGGAAGTTTGATCCGTCTAAGATGGCGGATGACAAAGTTTGCGTCTTTATAGGAAAGCGTGGAACGGGCAAGTCCACGCTCGTGACGGATATTCTGTGGCACAAAAAGAACATTCCAGCCGGCATCGCCATGTCAGGCACGGAGGAGGGTAACGGGTACTACAAGCAGTTTATTCCCGACCTGTTCGTCTATGGCGATTATAACAAGGATGCTCTCGAAAAGATTATAGATCGTCAAAAGAAGCTCTTGGCGGTCGGGAAGTGTAGTCCGGTCTTTATCCTCATGGACGACTGCATGTATGACCGAAGCTTCATGAGAGACGTGTGTATCCGCCAGCTTTTTATGAATGGGCGCCATTGGAAGATTTTCTTCATGATGACGACTCAGTACTGTATGGACATGACGCCCATGATTCGTACGAATGTAGACTACGTGTTCGCCCTGCGCGACAACGTCAGGCAAAACCGCGAGAACCTGTACAAGGCGTTCTTCGGCGTCTTCCCGACGTTCGACCAGTTTGCACAGGTCATGGACGCTTGTACGGAAAACTACGAGTGCCTCGTGCTCGACAACACGTCAAAGAGCAACAAGATTACGGATTGCGTGTTCTGGTACAAGGCGCCCATACGTCGGGGATTCCACGTGGGGTCGCCAGCCTTTTGGCAGTACCATCAGAGGCACTACAACCCCAGGGCGGTCGCGCAACCTCTGGCCCCGGTGACCCAGCGGCGCGGAGGGACCGTGATCGTCAAGAAGGCGCGTAGTTAATTGATCTTTCTTTTCGGACCCAGAAGTAGATGCAGTCATACGACCCGAGCGTTTCTGATTTGGCAACACCGATGCCCACCCAAAACGAGGACAAGCGCGCGGTGCCCACGGGCCTGATACGCGAGGCGCCACAGCCCGAAAAAAACCTTGACGAATCTCAAATGGCGGAGTTTTCGTCGTCGATTGAGGAAGTCATGCCCGGTCCAGGACAGATGATGCAGGATGAGGTTCAGGGGTCGCCATACGAGCAGGCGCCGCCCCAGAAGCAGTCCAAGTCCAAGGGCTCTGCGGGTTCGTCCAAGAACCCATTCGGCCTCACCGACGAGCAGTGGTACGCGGCTCTGGCGGGCGTGGCGGCGGTCATCGCCTATTCCAAGCCTGTCCAGGGTAAACTGAGCACGATGGTGCCCAAGTTTCTGGGGGAGAATGGGGAGATTTCCATGACGGGTATGGCGGTGACGGCACTTATCGCCGCCGTCATATTCTACTTTGCCAGACAGTTTCTTTCAGACCGAGTCTGAAAGTGCCCGGCGGTCCCTGAAAGGCTCTTGACTTCGGCCTTCGGCCGGCCTACGAGTTTGAGACCAGGGAGTGCCTACGGCACTCTCCCCCCGGCTCAATCTCGGATGGAATCCCCACAATATTGGCGCGTCCCTGATTTCACATACAAACCTGAATCTACACAAATCTTTTTCAGTTTTTCAAAATTCTCCCAAAATTTGATCGAGTGATCATACTCTGGCACGGTCATATGGGCCAACTCGTGTATGAGCACATAAAAAGCTGAATTTACATCGTCTCCATCCAGGCAGATGTAAATTTCATACCCCTTGTTGACGTTGGAACCTATGACGCCATCCTTCTTCCCGTTGAGCCCTGTGATGATGGCGGGCTTCAGGACGGGTTTCCACATGGGGTCACCAGTCTCGCGAAGAATGTCGAGCGTCTTGAAGTATCTGTACTTCAGTTCCGTCAGCATTTTAGGTTCTTGATTCGTGAGAACCGCCAGAGCAAGGGCCGTCAGTCCCGTTGCGAGATAAGCTAGTTGGTTCATCTCCTCTACCATTTACAAAGACAAATTTCGTATACAAATCCGAGATCAGCCCCGACGGTCTGGGAACCATGGGCTCCCATACGAGTCGGTCAAATCCTAGATCCTTCAGGCGTTCGATAAGAACCCGTCCGTCCAAGAGGGGCTCCTCCTTGGCCCCACTGGCATAAAAGGGACCGTCTGACAACCGGACGTCGAGTTTGTCACCTTTGATTTCAAATTGGTTTCCGAGTGTGTCCCTGAAACGCCCGTATTCGTTGGCCATACACACGGCCCTGTCCTTCTCGGGTGTGATGCCAATCAACAAACCCCCAGGTTTCAGGGCAACCTTGATAGCCTTCAGGGATTCCTCGAGTGTCTTTTCATTTTCAAAAATGTAGTGAAGCGAAAAGTTGTAGCAGACCATATCAAACGGACCAGCAAAGGCTGCTTGACGAATATCACCCTGCCCGAGGAACCAGACGTCCAGACCCATTTCAGAGGCCCGTTTCTCAGCCTCGTCGAGAGATTCGTGGTCAGGGTCTATGGCAGCCACGCGAACACCGGCCGCCTTCCATTTCCACCAGTCGCCACCCCGACCGCATCCACAATCTAGAACGTATGAATTGGGCCTGACCCATTTGTTAATCAGTTGGCGTTTGTAATTGTTGTGAGTTTTGCGAATGTCCATTTTAACTCCCCGCGTTTAACAACTTAAAAGAAAAATGCGTGTATCTTTTATATGGGTTCACTCGAGAGTGATTATCTGACCGTTCCAGGACAGCTTTTTGCGTGCGTGTCGTTTGTCGGCCCAGATCTGCCCCAGAAGAATGAGCAGCTGGGTCTGAAGATCCGCGGCTGCTTCCCGACCCGTGACGAGGCTGGTGCCCACGCCAAGCGCCTCCAGAAGGATGACGCCCTGGTTGACATTTACGTCGTGGACATGTACAAGTGGCTTCTGATTCCTCCCAAGCGCGACGAGATTGAGGACGTTCACTACCAGAACGACAAGCTCGAGGAGATTATGGTCAACTACCGCAAGAGTCAGCAGTCTGCGGCGGCCATGTTCGAGAAGCGTAAGCGTGATATGATGGCCACGCCCATCGAGGGGTCCGAGACTCCTTACATCACGCCAGGTGACGAGAACAGCAAGTACTACACCAAGCCAGACGTTCCACCGATTCCTCACCCGGCGGATCTGCTCGAGGATCTGAAGAAGGCGTTCCCCGAGGCTTCCATGGAGGAGCTGGTGGCCAAGGCGGACATTCGCGTGGCTGCCGAGGTTATGAAGCGCAAGGAGGCGCAGGACGCGGTCGACAAAGAGGCCGCGGATCGTGCGGCGGAGACCAAAGCACCAATCATCGAAGAGGAGGAGGTTCCTGACGCCGCCTAAAAATATTCACAAATAGTAATAATGATTTTTAAATTGATTGCGGTCGTGGTGGTCCTAGTCCTCTTGTACATGGCGTACAAGCGGTTCCCACCGGCGCCCGCAAGAATATCTCAAACTGTTGCCGCTCATGACAATCAGTTTGATGTATTCAGAGATATGGAACCAGCCGATCAGACTCGTGAGAATCCTTGGCTGGGTTTTCTTCAGGAGGATGTCCGTGTGAAACGCACGGGTCCTATTGGGGAGTTTATTGGAGCGGATTCCAGTGCTGGAAACGCTGTACTTTACGCCGTAACCTAGGGACGCCCCTGAACAACAATAGGACGCATACTGACTATCAAAACGCCGATGACGATGCCGAGAAGAATAAGACCTACAGGGTTTGTATTTTTTAGAAACTCGAGGGGGTCCTTTTGGGGAGTCTCGAGGTCGCGTTGAAACATGGGGCGTGGCTGTTCCTGAACCGGCCAATCACTTTCGGACGGCGGTCCGTTTCTTGACTGGGACGGCTGGTCGCTTTTTGACAGGAACGGCAGGTTCTCCATGGTCGTCACTATCTGAATCGTCACTCTCGCTTTTATCTGGCACGACAAAGCCGTCTAAATTTCCATCTTCATCAGCGTCAGAGTCCCCGTCCGTGTCCTCTTCTGAAAAGTCACCCTCCTCTCCGTCCGTCTTGATGTCCGACTCGTCTGAATCGTAATCGTCCTCACCGTAATCATCCTCAACCTGCTCGACGGGCTCGTAACGCACTGGAGGCTTGCTGACGCGTCCTGAACGCGTGCGAGGCTCAGGTGTCGGCGCGGAGTCTGGGGAAGGGGCCTTCTGGCCGGACATCTGGGTAATCTACGAGTGATTCGTTTAAGTACTTTGGGAAGAACTGAATGCCCTTGGCGTTGGCGTGCTCGTTAATCATAAATTCGCCTTCGTAGCCTAGTTCCTTGGCGATGGTGTCGAGCGTCTCCTGGTATTCGGCATCGTCTGCGCGTCTTATTCCGAGCGCCAAGTCCCTGATGTTTTCCACGGCGCCGTACAAAGCCTTGGCCGATTCGTCAAGTTGGTCCGTCGAAACCAACTGTTCGAACTCTTGGAGATTGGTCAAAAATCTTTCCCAGCTCTTTGGGTCCAGACCCGAATACGCGTGGACCCTCTCTTTGTACTTCTTGAAACGTGCGACGGGACCCATCGGAAAGAAAATCCATAAGAAAACTACAAGAAGGACTACCCACAATAGCAACTTCATTGAGTTGCTCTACTATTGATGGAGGAAGAATATGTTCACGACCCCTGAACTCACGGCACTCTTCGTCAAAGCATCGCTGAGAGACGCGTCCTGACCGCATGGAAAACCATACGTGATTCGACTTGTGTTCCTTCTGGACCCGCTCACAGTACTTGGAGTCGCTCTGAGCGAACCAGCCGTCGTGGTCGTGTCGCTGGACCTTCTTGATGTGCGTCCGGCTCTGCCCCTCGAGTACGCGCCTGATGTACTCTTGGAGAGGCCCACTGTTCTCGAGAGCCTCATGGGGTGGAGGGCCGTCCCCGTCGTCCGTACGCACGGCAAAGAGCGTGAGGGTCTCGACGTTCGGCTCCTTGGCGAACGGGGTGGCCTCCAGTAAGTCCCTCCACGGAATGTATGGATCACCGGTGGGTTTCTTATGGGACCAAAGCATACGAAGTCCAGAGCCTCCATAGACGGACGCATCTATGATACGGTCCCAATCGAAGGCCAAGTACTCTGTGAGTTTTAAAATAATTTTGGTTCTAAATTGAAGAGCCTGATTTCTGGTGACGACAAGGTCTGGCCAGTGAACATGAACCCCTGATTTAATAAGCCCCTCACCGACGGGTCGGGGCCTGGCCCGAGCGATGAGGCACCTCGAGGTCTGATCAATGGCATCATGAATTATAGAACAAAATTGTAAAAGATCTTCATCCTTCAATTTCTCATGAGACTTGTAATCAAGGTCCACGAAAAACTTGAACCGATCAGTCTTTTGTTCGACGACGTACAATTTAGTACCTGATTTAATCGCATCCACACAGGATTGGTAAAATTCCTGGATTTCCTCTGTGGGTACGAACAGCATTCCTCCGGACATGAGGACATGGGTGGCTGGACCTGTCGGCACACGCCATTTATCTATTGACATTATCAATTAAGCACCTAAATTCTCTAAGACTCATCTTCACTGGAAGAATCCAAGAGCCATGAAAGGATGTGTTTCTGTCTTGGAGGCTTTTTTGGGGGTTCCGTTTTTTCAGAAGGCGCTGCTGTTGTCTCAGCCTGCGGGGCCGACTCTTTCAGAGTCTCGGCCTCCTGCTCGAGTTTTTCAATTTCATAACACAATTTGCGAAGGGACATGTCCTGTGCAAGTTGTTTAGGGTCTTCACCCTGACCACGCATGGTGGCCAGGATGGTGGCGAACTCGATTTTGGACCGGGTCATCCTATAGTAAGTGCGTAGCACTTATTTGGCCGTGCGTAGCGCGGCCAATCGAGAGTTTTGAAAAAGGTTCCTTCGGAACTGGCGTCTCTCAGACCCTCAAATTAAAAGGAATCTTGGCCTGATTAAGAGCCTGCTGGAATTCAGGGTTGCCCAAGACGTGTTGACGTATCATGGGCCACAAGTTTGGCAATTTTGAAATAAAATCCAGATTCTCAAATTTACAGTCGTCATTCTCGTCATAATTCTTGCGGAAGGGTACAGAGTTGGCATCCATCTTGCCCATTTCCTCCGTGAACCGTTTGACGATGTGCCGTTGTTCCACGGGGGTCATTTGCATGTTAAATACATAGACGTGGTAGTGGTTCAGGACATCCACACCGTCTTCCACGTCCCGAGCCTCGGGCGTGTCGGTCGAAAACTTGAAGTAGGCGTAAGAGCCGCGCTTCAGGTTTATGATACCGCGTGTTTCTTCTTCGAGTTCACGAACGGCACACCGAAGTGGGTTGTAAATCTCGCGTCGGCGACACCCGCCTGTGACAAAAGTCCATTCACGGTACCTTCTGTCGTGCACGATGAGAAAGTGTGGAACATCATTCACTAGGCTGACGGGTATTGCGATTGCTTTGTGTCTCTCTCGAGGGCCTCGGGGACTTGACATCACCCTCTGATATTTCCGTATCAAAAAAGTCACGGAGATTTCCCGTACGTGGGCTGTACGTGATCAAAAATAAGAGGCCTATGATCAAGACCCAATGCCAGAGTTGCATGAAGACCGAGACTGATATATATATTTTTAAAAAATGACCTGAAAAATCAGGAGCTATAGAGGACTGAAGCCAAACCGTTCTGGATGCGCAGAACGTTGAATCCAACGGCGTACAGGTACGTGCTCTTGATGAGGGCGCCGATGGTGATGGTAGGGGGCACGACGATGCGGTACGTGTCCAGACGGGAGAAGTTCAGGGTGCCGGTGGGCTGGAGCTTGGAGGTGTCGAGGCAGTAGCTGATCATGCCCACGTTGGCGGTACCGGCATTGACGCCGTTGGGCAGGTAGCCGAAGGGCGTGTTGTAATACTGGGGCAGCTCCACAAAGGCGGGCAGGTGACGGAACTCACCGACGTCCGTGCCGTTCACCTGGGTCTTGAGCATGTGATCCTTGACCAGAGCCGAGTTGACGCCCAGAGCGCCATACGCCTGGGAGTAGTTGTTGCTCGTGAATGCGATGAACTTGACTGGCTGAGCCAGAGCCAGCTCCTGCATCGTCTCGGAGCCCATAACGATCGTGCGCTGGACCTGGGTGATCAGCATATCCTGGGGCGTGTTGGCGAAGAAATCACGCTCGGTCTGGTCCAGGTACGTGAAGTTGGTCCAGCAGATGTACTGCAG